TTGCAGAAGAGGACCCTTTAGCAAAACAGGAATCTTATAAGCCGCCAAAGGGTGTTCAAGAAGAAGCCGAGCTAGGTCTCAAAATGAGACGCGAACATGGTCGGGGTGGTACGGCTGTAGGCGTCGCCCGTGCTCGCAACTTGGCTAACGGCGACGGCATACCTCTTGAGACAATCAATCGAATGGTGTCCTATTTTGCGAGACACGAGGTTGATTTGAAATCTCCCAAGAATAGAGATCGCGGGGCAGATGGCTACCCAGGGGCTGGTTTGATCGCGTGGAAACTTTGGGGCGGTGACGCAGGGAAGCGCTGGGCAAACTCAATCGCGTCCCGAAATAAGAAATCCGATATTGAGAAAGCCAGTAAAGCGTATCTAGAAAACGCTTTGCAGCTTGCTAAAGAGGCTCTCCCAAATTGGGCCTACTCAAAGATTCACCAAGCAGCACGCAGCAAAGCTGGCGGTCAAGCTAGAACAGCCAAGGCCAAGTACAAGGTTGTCTCGCTTTTGATGCTGTCCCAAATTCGCCCAAGTGTTCTTGGGCAGATGGACAACAAAGAGCTGGGTCAGGTTTGGGAACATCTTCAAGAATGCTTTTCCCAATTCAAGACAGACGAAGAAATGCGAAGCCGTATCACAATTGCCGGCGCTCGGGTTGTGTCTGAAATGAAGACACGCGAGATGTCGGTGCCTGCTTCTAAACTACTTAGAGAATCCAACCTTGTAGATAAATCCCAACTTGCGAAACACGACACAAAGACCGCAGAGTGGGGCAGAGTCTATAACGCGATCTTAAGTGAGACTGGCGATTCCCAATTAGCGGTAGAGGTTGCTACGGATCGTACTGAGTCTGAAACGACTTCGGACGAACCTGCACAGACTGGGACACCCAAGGTCATTTCAATTTTAGCCTTGTCCCAAATTCGCCCAGAGGTCTTGTCTCAAACATCTCACGGCGAGCTTGGCGAAATCTGGAATTACCTGCAAAACACGTTTTCCCAATTTAAGACTGACCCCATGATGCGCGGTCGAATCGTTGCTTCGGCTTCGAGAGTTGTCGAAGAGTTGCAAACTAGGAAACTGGACGTAGAGCCGTCAGAGTTGCATAGAGAGGCACAAAGACTCATAGACACCTTACGCCATCAACTCGCAGCATTGAATAAGACTGGCGTCCCAATTTGGAACGCTGACGCCCCAGTGGTGTTTGTTGTTTCTGAGGCAAACGGTGTTGACCAAGCCAGGGGCGAGTTCTTGTCGGGCCCAGACGGTAGAACCTTCCAGGACTTGTATCTCAATCGTCTCAAATTGAAAAAGTCCGATGTGTGTATTTTAGACGTGTCCCAACTTGAATGGCTTGAAAAGTCTAATGCTGTCGCCGTGATAGCTCTTGGTCGTACAGCCAAGAAAGTTCTTGGCGATGTCTCAATTTGCAACTTGCCTCACCCAAAGGCTGTTAGGCGTTTTGGCGATAGTGGCGAGATTGAACGCAAATTGAAAGTAGTTTCAAAAAGACTCACTTCCTATATTGAGAATTTAACTCTTGACGCTATGACCACAAATGGGCGAAAATCAAAACCTAAAGACGATAACAGTGCAAGCAAGCGATCTGGACAGATTGATAAGTCCGAAAATGAAACGCAGGCACAGGTTGAAGACGTTGACTCAAAGCCCGATTTGCAGATTGAGACGCAGGGGGATGAGAGGCAGGACATCGATTCTGGAACGTCCCAAAACCAAGAACTGTCTAAGTCGTTGACGGTGCCGATTGCAAAGGCCGACTCGGAGAAAAAGATTGTTTATGGGATTGTTTTAGACCCGTATCAAATCGATGCACAGAATGACTATGTATCTCCAAAAGCGATTGAAGAGACAGCGCACGACTGGCTTTCAAAAAGTCGCATTATAGGATTCGATCACACAAAGAAGGCAGATGCCTACCCAGTCGAATCATCGATAATCCCATATCCGAGCAGGGAGGATTATCAAAATGCGATGGAAGGGAAACCACACCGAGCGTATAGAATGCCCTTCGGCGACGATGTGGTGCATTCAGGTAGTTGGGTTTTGGGAACGAAGCTTGGCGACTCAGAATGGGACGAGGTGAAAGAGGGTAAGCTCAATGCTTATTCAATCGGCGGCTACGGCAAGCGAGAACCTATGTCCAAAAATGAGATGCCAAAAGTTGAGTTTGTAGAATTAGCAGAGGAACGATGATGCCAATCACGGCTTTAACAGATTTGGAAACCGTTGAGGTTAGTTTGGTGCCAGCAGGCGCTAATCTCAAAAAGAGATTTCCTATTATGAAACGGGACGAGGAGAATACAATGTCCGACATTTTGCACGCAGTTATCGACGCTCAAACGAGCGAGGAATCCCATTTTGACTCAGTAGTAAAGACCGCTGAGTTGTCCGAAGAAGCGGCAGCCGCAGTAAAAGGCGCCATGAAAATTCTAAACGCATATTCGGACATGCTCCCAGCAGAACAGGCCGTAGGGTTGGTTTCTAAAGGTCTTGGGCTCGAAGTCGCAAAAGAGGAAGAAGACAAAGAGGAAGTCAAAGAGCTTGCGGAAATGCTTACAGAATCAAAGGCCGACGAAGACGAAGAGGCCGAGAAGGAGCATAAACCTGGGCACGACGACGAAGAGGCAAAGAAGGCAGATGAAGACGAAGAAGTCTCAAAGCCGCACGGCAAACCTCACGACGACGAAGAAGCCAAGAAGGAAGACGAAGAGGCGAAAAAGATGTACGGCGACGATGAGAAAAAGAAGTCCCTTCAAAAGTCGCTCGAAGGTTTAGACCCAGCCGTTCGCGATCAGGTCAACGCTCTGTGGAAGTCTCAAGCTGAGGCAATCGCAAAAGCGGACAAGCTTGAAAAGTCCTTGATGGCAGAACGAGACGAACGACTCCGCAAGGAGTTTGTAGCTAAGGCGCAAAAGGAGTTTTCTTTTGTTCCTGGCAAATCACCCGAGGAACTTGGTTTGATGTTGAAGTCCCTGCATGGGATGGATTCTCAAATTGCGAAAGACATTGAAGGCATCTTCAAGTCTGTTAGCGCGATGGTTGAGAAAGGCGATCTCCTTGACGAACTCGGTTCAAGTATGACCAGCGAAGCTAGAAGCGGAAGCGCTTATAGCAAGCTGGACAGCATCGCAAAGAGCCGTGTGGCAAAATCGGGCGAGTCCTACGCGAAGGCTTTTGAAGTCGCAATGTCGGACAACCCTGAATTGTACACAGCTTACCTTAACGAACAAGCCAAGGGATAAGGAGTCTCAAAATGGCATTCTCAGAGAATATGCAAACGATCAGTTTAATTGCTGCGGCGGATTTGTCTGCCAAGCAATACTACTTTGTCGCCGTCGATACTAACGGCAAGGCGGCGCTAACAGGCGACGACGGTAACCCAGTCGGCGTTCTGCAAAACAAACCAACCGCAGGCCAAGCAGCAACGATTGCGATCGCTGGTGTGACCAAGCTCTATATTGGGACTGAGTCAGGACTTGGCGCAGGTTACAACGTGGGTTGCGATTCAAACTCCGCAGGGAAAGTGTCCGATACTGGGTCTTTCCGTATGGGTGTCGCATTAGAGGACCCAACCGCTGACGGAGACATTGTCTCTATCCTTCTTCAGAAAAACGGCAAGCAAGCGTAAGGGAGTCCCAAAATGCCAAATCCAACTAGAAGTGATGTCCATGTAAATGCGCCGTTGACCAACGTGTCCATTGCCTATTTGCAGGATGAGAAAAAATTTATTTCAGCCGAGTGCTTTCCACTCATTGGCGTCCCAAAACAGTCCGACCTGTATTTCCAGTACGACCAAGGGGACTTCATGAGGTCAACTGCTAGAGTCCGTGCCCCGGGCACTGAGTCTGCTGGAGCGGGCTACGGTCTAAGCACTGCGTCCTATTCTGCGACTGTACTTGCATTGCACAAGGACATCGCCGATCAGATTCGTCTGAATGCGGACGCGCCTTTGAACATGGACTCGGACGCTACTAAGTTTCTGACCCAGCAAATGATGATCAAGCGAGATCTCGACTGGGCCACAAACCATTTTAGCGGCGGCACATGGAGCGGCTCTACAACTGGCGGTGATATTACCCCAGGGACAAAATGGGACGCATCAGGTGCTACCCCAATTGAGAACATTGACGAGCAGGCCAACTCAGTTGAAGCTAAGACTGGCTTTCGTCCTAACGTTCTCGTTTTGGGAGTGGATGCCTACAGCGCCTTGAAGAACAGTGCCGATGTCGTTGATCGGATTCGCTACACTCAAACAGGTGTAGTCACCGAAGACATTCTGGCTGGGCTTCTCGGAGTGGAGAAGGTTCTTGTTGCTCGCGGTGTGTATAATTCTGCGAATGAAGGCGCGACTGATAGCTTCGGTCGTATCTTCACTGGCGACACTGCACTTCTGCTCTATCGCCCATCTAGTCCATCTCTGATGACACCTTCAGCAGGTTACACGTTCGCGTGGACTGGCTATCAAGGTGCAGGCCCAGATGGTCAACGAGTGTCCCGTTTCCGTATGGATCACCTTCGCAGTGATCGTATCGAAATGGAAATGGCTTACGACCAAAAGGTTGTATCAGCTACACTCGGTGCACGTTTCGTAAACGTGGACACCTGATAGATGTAGGTGGCGGGGAAACCACTGAAGGTTAAAGTCGATGGCGACGGGTACGAAGATCGCAAAATAGGCGATCCTGTTCCCGAAGCCACGGCTTGGCCCTTTCGTCAATTTGAGGCACACAAGAGTCTAGGATGGATTCGCTGGGTCGATCTCAATACGAGAACTGCGCCTACAAAACGCAGGGGGCGTCGCAATTTGAAACAAGGGGCGTAAAGTGAGTTGGTCATATAGTGACAGCCTTACAACTAATAAGGATAAGGTTCGTCTCAAAATAGGAGACACGGACACCAATGACCAACTGCTTTCAAATGAAACCATTGAAGCCCTTCTAACCGAACACAATAACGATCTGGACCTAACAGCCATTTCATGTGTTCGCGCTATTATCGCCCAGTTCAATAGAACGATTGATCGCAATGCTGCGGGAATGACCGCCAACCGATCAATCATCGTAGAGAACTATAGGCAACTACTCAAAGAACTACTTGCCGCAAATCGAGGCAACAGTGGTGCACGCTATAAAGGCAGCTTCTCTAGAGATCGTCAGGAGACGATTGAAGATGATTCTGATTTCATTCTGCCATTCGCTAGGTCTGGGGAGTTCGACTACCCAGGTACAGGCGAGAACGATCGTGACCCGGATTGGGACGATGTGTAATGGCGAATCCAGTAAACAGAGGTCTTGAGAAGATCTTCAAATCAGTTGCAAAAAAACTGCCCGTAGTCCTAAAATCTCAGGCTCTAGAAGCTGCGGAAGTTGCTGCCCTATTCCTGGATCAATCCACAAGACAATTTCTAAACAAGAACTCAAGAGGCGTTCTGGCTAGAAGCTGGAAGGCTGTTCTCACTGAAGACACTGAAGGCAACTTCGGCGCTGGTGCATATTCAAACAAAAAGTATGCAGCCATTCACGAAACGGGTGGGACTATCGCTGGCAAAAAAGGAGCACTTGCTGTGCCCCTTACTAAAGAGGCAAGAAGGGCGAAGAGCCCTTTGAACATGCCCGGTCTAAAATACATCCCAGGGGCTGTGTACGGGGGCGGGCCACCTAGACTCTGGAATGGGCAAGTTCAATTCGTACTTCCCAAAACCGTAAAGATACCTTCTACCGGCTACATCTCGTTTGCCGCAGCAAAGGCTGCCCCTCTTATCGAAGAGATTATAGGCAAAGGGGTCTTTGATGTCTTTGCAGGCAAAACAAGATTTGGTGGGTCATAATGGGAACCT